TCGTTCTTAACCAAGTGTGCACCCACGCGAGTCCTATGAGTATAAGCGTTAGACTTAATTGGCTCAATACTAGCGCTAGTACCACAAATAATACTGGAGTTAGCATTAGGAGCAATAGCGAGAAGGTGAGCATTTCTTTTACCCGTTCCCAATCCATCTAGGTATTCTCCTCTGGTGTCAGCCAAAGCCTCTGTAGTTTTCTCAGCCTGTGCCTTAATTAAATTAAACATTTGTAGATTCTTACCTGTAGCCATTGCTGACTCCCAAGGTATGTTCTTACTCTGTAGATATGCATGGAAACCCATAGCACCTAGTCCTAAACTACGCTCTCTAGTTGCTGAGTACATAGCCTTCTTCATCTCTACTGGGGCACCATCTATGAAGCACTGTAATACATTATCTAACATTACAATCAGATCACTCACGAGCGATGATGTTTTCCACTCATCAAATCTTTCAAGATTGACGGAGGATAAGCAACATACTGCCGTGCGACTTTCATCTGTGGGTAGATGAATTTCATTACAGAGATTGCTTCCTTTAATTTCGAGTCCATGATCCTTCAGGGCCTGCGGTAATTTTCTATTAGCCTCATCAATGAAGTTGAGATATGGCTCACCTGTTCTGAAACGAACTTCGAGTAACCTACACCAAAGGTCCCGTGCCTTGACTGTATCCCTGACAACACCATCATGAGGATCAAGTAGATCCCAGTCGCTACCATCAGCAACACTATCCATAAAGGAATCAGTAATATTGACAGCATTGTTAATGTTAAAACACTTACGGTTGGCATCACCCCCTGTCGGCATTCTGATATTAATAAATTCCATAATGTCTGGATGGCTAATATTTGTGTACGCAGCATAACTTCCTTTCCTAGTCTTACCTTGTTTATAAGCAGTCATCGCTGCATCTGTTACCTTAATGAAGGGGATAGGGCCTGGAGCCTTATCACTAACAGGTCTCACATCACCCCAGTGGCCCCCGACACCGCCACCCTTAACAGATAACCAAGCGAGCTCAGACTGGTGACTAATGAGACCATCGAGAGTGTCAGGTATATATGATAGGAAGCACGATATAGGCAGTCCTTGAGAAGCAATGTCTGGCGAAGGAGCATTGCTGAGAATAGGGCTACTAAACATAAACCAACCATTTGATACACCATCGTATAACCTCTGTGCTAATTCTAAATCACCTGCGCTATAAGCAACTGATGCTCTAGCGTATGCTTCTTGCGGGCTCTTCTCCTTTCCGCGTAGGTAGTAACCAGTTACAAGTTCCCTTGCCTGCTCACTCATATTTTTATCGCGACTACGATCTATCGTAATCCCCAAGTACTGTGCCTTCATCCTTTTTCATCTCCTCAAATGCCACTGCAATGGCTTCCTCAATATAAAAGTCTGCATCTCTACAGACCTTCTTTAGTTTTATGTATTCTTTACCTACTTTCCGCACAAGATCCGTGTAGTCCTCTCCCTCTAACTTAAGTCCCCCTCCCACATAGTGCTCTTGTAGGTGTAAATCAATCTTATTATTTAGTAGTTCTAGCATTACTCTGACTCCTCATCCCAATGTTGAACGAACACCGTCTCCCTCAGGTCTACCTCGTAAGTCTGGACCTTAGTATGTAGTCGTAATACTTGGTGTCCAAGATCCCCGTAAGCAATCGTGGTTTTAGCTACATCAGAATATAACTCATCCCTACCATCTGTATGTAGTACTCTAATCTTTATCATTCTTAACTTTAACCTTACCTTTAGTAGCCTTCTTAACCTTCACTGAGGTAGTCTTAAATACTGTGGACTCTTCACCACCCTCAGTCCTTACTACCTCTTTCTTTATTCCACTGCTCGTCATCCAATCTTTCATATTCCTTCCTTGGTATTGCATTAGCAAACCTATCTAATTTGTAGTCAATAAACGATACACAGTACCATTCACCCTTGCGCTTCTCACACATCTTCCCACCGTCTTCAGACATTAATGTCATTTGTAATCCCTGGCGTAACTACGTAGGAAATTATCACCTTCACTAGTTGCCCGCTCCTTACCTTGATACCTTAATTTCTTAACTAGGAAGTCGTAGCGTTCTTGTAGCTCCTCATGTTGTAACTTCTCTGACTCATACAGCTTATGCCATACAATAGCTGAGTTCTCAGTGAGTTGTGCGTAGCGTTCCTTCCGTGACCAGTAATCCTCATTTGAAGTATCTATCACTTGAGTCTCCATATATAACCATTAGGTCTTTCTATCCACATACCATTTGCACAGTTGGTTGAGTTATCCTTATACTGTTTCATCTTAAAGACCTGATAGCAGGTAGCTACATCCTCACACTTCCACACTAAGTGGGTATTTAACCCATCATTCCTTACCAAATGAAACTCAGCCCTCTCAGATGCTGCAAACTCGTACTGATCTACCTTGGCATGGACTTCATACATAGTTCCAAGTATGATGAGTGCCCCTAAGATCAACCACTTACGATCAATCAGGGGTTTCTCGATCCAATCCATGTTGTTCACCCCTTTCGAGTGTAGTCGCCACGGTGTCATCCATTTTTTGTAACTCATTAAATCTCCTATTGTTGTAAATCAGTACTACCCCTTGTGGCAAATTGTAGACCTCTCTCAGGTGTCCACAAAGTAAACTTTTCGGTATCTTCATTAAAGTCCCTCAGCATAAAAACTAGTTGTGCCTGTGTGGTAGCAAATTTTTCATCACATCCTGCCTTCTCGTACTGTTCCATAATAGCTTCCCAGTAGTCACCCTCACTTGGCTTCTTTAAAGCTGTCAGTATCTTCAAGGCCTTAACCTTACCAATACGTGGGCACCCCTTGATTCCATCTACACTGTCACCCTCTAGGGCCTGTTTGTAGAACCAGAAGTCAGCCTCATCCTTATCAATAACGTATCTCTCCAAGGTGTTGTAGTTGTAGTGACTACCATGGGCTTGATTCAGATCCTTATCGATATGGCATAGGACATACTTACCAGGATCCTTATACATACGGGAGACACATACATCGTCAGCTTCAACATCATCGAACACGACAGCACCCATCTCATCCAACATTTGATCACGTAGAGGGCCTAGCATATCCAGTGGCACCTTCGGCTTCTTCCTATTAGCTTTGTAGTCAGCACTAACGTCATACCTAAAGGTTCTGGTAGGGCTAAGCACTAACTCGTATGAATCAGTCTTTGTATTCTTGAGTATCTCATCTACAAAATTAACTAACTCACGCTTGGCGGCAGGGAGATCTATACTGACTGTAGCTAAGACATTATCAGGATCACTATCATCCCAGATGCAGGTGTCTTGGTAGATACTCGCATACTTGTAGGCAATACTATCGGCATCAATTAATGCTATCATCTCGTTTCCCCAATTCACGTTCAAGGTACCACATCGCCTTCTTTAAATCCTCTACTCCACCGTCACCATGCTTAAGGTCTGCACGCCATATGTATTTCATAGCATTACCTAAGCAGAATCCCATGTGCTCTGTGATTTGTATGGCCTCTACACCACTTGGATGGCTCTTGTAGTGGTTGGGGTTGATTGCATCCTCTTCAAACATATCAGGTTGTTTCATCATTGAGTTCCTCTATTTTAAAATTAATGTATTCCTCCCCCTTCTTGACTATCCGTTTCTTAACCTTTAGATCGTAGATCCACTTGTCGTTGAAACCATAATTAAATTGAAGACAGTCGATGAAGGGTTTAAGAATGTTATCCACGTCAGCAAGCTTAGAACTTAAGCCTACCTCAATGGTTAGTTGTAGTTCCCCCTCAGGAACCTCTTGATCTGGTAGAAGCGTTAGTATCTTCCTCTCGTACGTCTTGTACTTGTAGGATTTAACCTTACGCCCCAAGTACATATCGTTTGCACTTAGTGGTTTAATATCAAGTTCGATCATAGTATTTACTGAGATACCTTAAAGCATTTACCATGCCTGTTAGGTTGTCCCCTAGTTTTCCCAATCCTGTATTACACGTTGAACAAAGAACTCCTCTAAAATCTCCAGTCGCATGACAGTGGTCATACACCTTTTGACTATCATCACCACATATCTCACATACATCCGAGGTAGCCATACGCCTATCGTACTCTTCTATAGTGATATTGTAGTATTTCTCAGCTGTGTACTTACGCTGGTACTCCTTTCGTTCCTCTCTGTTTTTCTGGTAATACGTACCGTCTTGCATTAAACCTCCTCAAGTTTATATCAGTGTGTCTCCTCCCAGGTGTTTCCTATCTTAGCTTCACCTTCAAGTTTGACTCTGAACTTAAGCTCTTCCTCCACAATTGGAAAGGCGGCTTCACATACCCTTGCGACATCTTTGGCGATGCCTTCGGTTACTTCTAGTTGTACTTCATCATGGATATTACCAATGAATTCGTAGTCTTTCCCTGGAGTCCATTGTTTCTGCAACTCCTTATCCAAGGCCACTAGGTAGTACTTCATGACCATAGCACCTGCACCTTGTAGTAATACATTCAAGGCACTGTGTGAGCTACGGATGTAGTACATACGTTTATTCAGTCCTAGTAGGTAACCCTTAGATGCCTTATCTTTCACGGCATCACTCAATGACTCCAAGGCAGGTAGCTTAGCTAAGAACCTATTCCTCAGAATCTTCCCCTGTTTTACACTACCGTTGACAATCTGTCCAAGTTTGGCTACACCTGCACCATAAAGGAAACCATAGATGAAGGTCTTAGCTTGGTCACGGGTAGGTAATCCGGCAGCCTTTTGGTTGATGGTATGGATGTCACCATTGACAACTTGCTCCCCGTATTCACCACCATCATAGATGGCCATGTAGTGAGCCAGCATTCGTAACTCTAGACCTGAGGCATCACAACCCACGATCTTCTTACCTCTTGGTACTATGAATAAACGTCTACACTCCTTCCCCATGAAACTGTGAGAGGCTGGAGTTTGCGCAACATTGGGGCGATTGTGTGTACATCTCCCTGTTACTGCGCCTAATGTGTTTATTTGTCCGTGGATTCTTCCGTCCTCCTGTACCACCTTCAACCATGCATTTTTGCCTTCCGCAACCATGCCTAGAATTTTTTGGCTCAAAAAGTATTCCCTTAGAAGGACTGCCTCAGGAAACTTAACACCCTTGAGCACCTCCTCATTAATAATTGGAGTACCTTTCTCAGTTTTCTTTGGGCTCGTCCAACCGTATACCTCTTCCATCCATCTGCGGATGTGGGCGCGAGACCCTGGGTTGAATACTAGCTCTTCCCAGTAGCCCCAACCGTTCTTCACATCGTTATGGGCACCCTTAGCTAACTGATTTTTGTAGCGTGCACTCAGATCACCCTTCTTTGTATACATAGGAGCAGGCTTAAGTGGTATCCAATCCTGTAGAGGCGTGAAGGTATTAACTAGCTGTGCAAAGAGGGCCTCTTTCTTAGCAACTAAGGTGACGTGTAGATCCTGCGCAGCCTTCACATCAAACAGCCAACCATGTTCTACTTGTCGTTGAATGATACGGGCAAACTTCTGCTCTATAGCTAGAGCCTCCTCAGGTACCTTCTTAGTTAGTAGGCGCTCATAGAGTACTGTGTTCAAAGTCACATCCTGCTTGCAGTAGGTCAGCATCTCTTCAGAGTACTTATCCCATGCATCTTCCTGCTCACCATACGTACCCTTATTAGAGTTCAGACGATAACCCCACGCCTTCAAACCATGCATACCTTTCAATCTAGGTGGTAGCTTAGTCTTCTCATCTAAGTTAACTAGGTTGTAGTAAGCCAAGCGAGAGAGCAACAAGGTATCTACTATCTCACAAGTCTTGTACAGATCTACCCCGAAGAGCTTCTTGAGTACAGGTATATCAAATGTAATGATATTGTGTCCCCCGATCAGAGGTGCAGCCTGTAAGTCAGCTACTAATTTATGTATATCAGTAGGTCTGTACTCCATGTATACACCTGTGGTGCAGTCATATGTAACAGCACAATGTATTGTTGTGACGGTGTCTAGTAGGCCGTCCGTCTCCAGATCAAATATCAACATTAGAATTCCTCCATGTCAGCACCTTCAAAGTGAGGCTCGAACTCAGTCTCATCATATGCGGTCATACGGCCAGTCTTCTTATTGTACTCAAGGGTATCTGCTATGCCTACATCACCAACGAATCTATTCTTAAGGACTCGTAGCTTGACATGGTTACCAAACTCTACATCCTGCATGTCACGTTCAACACCTACAACACCATCAGATAGTTGAGCGATGGCACCAGATCCTCGTAACTGTGCGAGTGATACAGTAGCTCCATCTTCGTGTCCCTTATCACCCTGAGGTCTACGTAGGTGTGAGACTACAATGATTCCAGCCTGTGTTTCCTCAGCTAGGCTACGTAGGTTTGTCATTAAGGCATCGATAGCCTTACGTTCATCACCATCAGCGTTACCGGAGACTACAATTGATACATGATCTAGTACTAGGAAGTCAACACCATTCTGTAGCACTAGTAGGCGCATCTTCCTTAGTAGATCCTCAGACTCAAGGGAGCCGAAGTGATCATAGAAGTATAAGTTACCACCACCTAGGACGGCATCGAAGGCCTCCCGTTTAGTCTCGATAGATACCTTAGTATAATCGTAGGACATAGGCTTCTGCATGTACATACCCATGAACCCTAGAGCACTACGCTTTAGGTTCTCCTCTAGAGCTATGTATCCAACACTAAGTCCCTCAGTCATAGTTAGGTGATAAGTAATCTCCTTAACGATGGTTGATTTGCCTACCCCTGAGCCTGCGGTGAAAGTAACAAGTTCCCCCTTACGAAGCCCCTGAAATTTTTCTTCTAATCCTGGAAACGGGTATGTGTATGTCTCAAAGACTTCATCAACCGCTACCAAATCCCATAGCTCATTACCGTTCTTGATACCTGCAATGGCTAGAGGTGTCGCATTATAGGTTGCACTTAGTACGGAAGCCGTTCCCTTAGCTAGTAGGAGCTCATTGGCATCCTTGTAGCCAATATTAGTAACTACCTTTAGTTGGCCTGGTTTCTTGAATAGTTCTGCAACGTCTTCAACAGCCCTACGACCCGCATCATCACAATCAAACCATAGGACTACCTCACCAAATGAGATGACCCAATCAAGATTGTCTCTAATGTTCTTGAATGCGCTATTAGCACCGTTGATTAGGGACACCGCAGCAAACTTACCGTCATAGCACATGGCCACAGATAAGGCATCGATCTCACCCTCCGTGATAATCAACTTACGGGAGCTACCTTCACCGAAGCACTGCTGCCCGAAGAGACCCACACCTTTTGTTGTGCCTGCTACCGAGAACTGTTTATCCGTTGTTCTAATCTTCTGACCAGTAAGTTTCTTACTGTCCTTGTCATAATAATTAGCGATCTGGATGGGTGAACCCCGCTTGTCGGTACCTACCATGTAACCATACTGTCTACAGATTTCCTCTGAGATTCCCCTCTTAACAAGCGCCTTACTCTCACCGTCATAGAGGCGGTAGTCCTTAAAGTCTTGCACCTCGAACTCACCTACCTGGTCTGTGGTCAGGCTGTCATACTCATCATTGATACGCCCCTTCCCACACTTGTGGCATGAGGTACCGCCATCAGTGTAGAGGGCTCCCGCATCAGATGAGCCACACTTGTTACATGGGATGTGCTTTATGAAGTCACCACCCTCTTCTTTCTGTGTATACATATATCCTCCGTTTTGAATTTAGTAGGCAGTTTTTAACCTGGTTACCTAGCCAACTATTAAGGGTGCCTGAGTATTTTAAATGCGGACACCACCTACATTAAAACCTGGACATGACACCAGGCCGCTGAATACTCTACAGCTAGAGGTTACTAGAAGTCCTCGTCAACACTTACAACTTCAGCAGTGTCTTCAAAACCTGATCCGGACTCATCACCAAACCCTTCATCACCACCACCGTACTCAACATGCTCAATCAACTGTACCTTCTTCAACTTGAAGCTGATGCCGATGCTGTTGTCTGAGGCCATATGGTAGGGAGATGCCCATAGTTGTAGCTTAAGCTTTGAACCGTTACCGATATTCTTCTTAAACCCTGCCATCTCAATACCCTTAGAATTGAATACAGGGATAGTCTGCTCATTGCCATCAAAGTCTACGGCATAAGCCTTAGTCTTAAGTTGTACTAAGCCAGTGAGGTTACCTTCCTTGTCTTCCTCTTCACGAAGGATATCACGCACGGTAAGCTTTGCAAACTTAGGTGCTGTCATCTCTTCCTTAGCAGCATTAACCGCAGCATCTCGGAGTTTCTCCATGACTACGATGAACTTTGCTACATTTTCATCCTCTGGATCCATACAAATTGAGGCTTCATACTGCCCCTTAGGGTTGTAGTCATAACGTGGTTCGTTAATAACTGTCCATTTTGATGTACCTAGTGGTGTTACTAGTGATTTTCCCTTAACGCTGTCAACAACGCTCTTTCTTCTCTGATTACCTGCCATTTTAGTCGGCTCCTTTATATTATTTTTTAAACAAATCCTTCATGACACACTTGTAGGCATCATGTGAGGATTCAAATAGACTTAACTCAGTCTGCTCATCTCTGAACTGACCCTCTAAGCCTTCCTTCTCCGCCTCAAGTATGGACAATTCCATACCTAAGCATTCAAGCATCCCTTTTACGAGATGGAGTTTCGCTTGAAATCTCTCTCCAGGCTCTACATACATATCTTCTATGTTGTGAACCTGATTATTAAATGAGTCTAGGAGTGATCCCAGGGACTCTAAATTCAGTGGCTTTTCCATTCTTTTCCTCAAGTCATAACTAGGGGCGTACTTCTAAATTTTTCAGCCCCTTTTTCATTATAAATCAAGTACTTAGGTTGTGGATAACTTTGTGGATAACTTATGAGAATATGTAGGTACTTTGCATCACCTCTCCCAGATCTAAGGTGTTCAACATGATGTCCCCAGTAGATTCTACAATCTCCGGAGTAATCTGATTAACCCAATCGAATAGAGGATCAGCCTCAAACAACTCTATGAAGGATTGTCTAACTGCTAGGGTTAAATTCTCTACACTGTTGGCTGGTACTCCAAATGAATCATGTATTAGCATGAAGTCTGTAACGCCTTGCATCTTAAGTTTCTCCACCGTGAGGTACATTAGGGTTGCATCAAGGGAATGTATCAAATTAGGGGCAATACCGTTCTTCTGTTGCCTCTTATTGACTACGTTCTTAGACTTACGAATACTAAGTCGGCCTAATACAGTCCTAATCTCCTTTTTAACGGTCTCAACCTTCCATTGTACTACCGGAAAGTTAAAGAAAGGTGTTCTCCAATAGATTGGGTCGGATGCAGATCTCTCAGAGTAGTATTGGGTGACTACTGACTTGATGTACTCTTGCCCAATGATAGCACTTGGGACGATAGTTGCAATCGAACTCTTATTTAGCTCTACCAGTAGCTTCTCAACTACCCACTTGTCTGCTTTCCAAAATACCTTGTCATTATCACGCATCTCATCAAGGATCTCACGGATCTGATCAAACATCCCACGCTGTGTTACTGAATAAGGGATGGTCATCACGTTACGCTTGGTTAGCTTACGATCTACATTACCCATTAGGTCTCTTGCTGCGGGTCTAGCATCTACTAGACGGAACTCACCTGTTGAATCGTGGAATCCTAGTTTAGTAGGGTATTCACCTGCTTGCAGTTTGCTCTCGACTAGCTCCGCCACATCCGTGTATACATCTGCGGGTGGTTCTGCATCATATCCCGTACCTTTATCTACTACATTAACTACTGAGGCACCCTCACGATCCTTTAGTAGGCCAGCATACAACTGCAAACCACTACACGTAGCATCTAAGGATACTGGAAGTTGGACACCCTCTCCTCGTAGCATACTAGCGTAGGCATCACATGAGGCAAGGAACATCAATGGGCTATCAGCATCATTCCACTCCTTGAGGTAATCTAGGGGTGTAGTAGCGTAGGCCACTAACTCATCACTCATACTATCTACCCATGCTATACGATCTTGGTAGGACTTCTTATCATATCCGTAGCAGTTAGCTATATGTATCTTTAACCAGTACTGACCTCTCTCATCAAGTACGTGTGGCTCAGCAAACTCTAGGAATGCCTTAACACTACCGGTACTCTGTGGGTTGAGGATCTGTTGGATAGGGTAGAGCCTACCTCTGAAGTCTGTGTTGTACGTAAAGTACATTTGGTCACGATCCTTATACTCAGTAGCAATACTGTGTGCTAAGAGGAACATGATTCGCTTGCTACGCATAGCCTCAAGCTTCTTCAACTGCACTTCCTTTGCTTTAAACCATACACGATAATCTGCAAGCTCTACATGTCTCCCTGTGGAGTCTAGTGGCCCGAAGTCCTCCTTCTTAACCATCTCATATACATTAAGTGTATCCATGTATGGGATCTTACCGTAGTACCCAGGATTACCCTTAGGTGTGGAAGGATCTACCAAGGACTCAGCGATGATAGTATCAACTACACCAAGGATGAAGTTATTGACGTGCCACTTAGTTTCTTGTATGTGGTTGATTGTCGTGAAGAGCCTGTCGATGTTCAAGGGCTCACCTGATTCCTCGATGTAACGTTGAGCACGTATATTACGTATAAAGGTTAGTGGGTTGTTTGAGTAGTACCCACCATTACCCCAAAGGGATGACCAAGGTAGTGGTGGCGCTACCAAAGGCTTGTACTGAACACTGAAGAGGATGTTCTTATCCTTAACGCGGCCCATGATCTTGAATACATCATCCGTTAGCTGTAAGCTCTTGATTGACTTCTTCGCATGGTAGTCCGCTCGTATCTCAAACAGACCACACCCAGACTTAACTACGCAATCAATCAAACGAGATCCTATCTGCATTTTGAAGGTCTCCTCCTTAACAGATGC